AACCAATCAGAGAAATAGCTGGGTTAAAGATATTCCATGAATATAATCATAGCCACCGCTATGGTATTGGAGCTGATACCGCTGGCGGTGTTGGTCTTGATAGCTCAGCAACTACTATTATTGACTTCACTCCGATACCAGCGCGAGTAGTGGCTACGTTTAAAAGTAATACCATTCAACCTGATGTCTTTGGCTTTGAGATTATAAATCATGGCAATAGATTTGGTGAGTGTATTATCGGAGTCGAGAATAACAAGTATGATTCGGTTATACGAGTTTTAAAAGAGAAAGACTACCCAAACATCTATTTTACTGAAGTAGATGAAACTAGAGCCGGTTTAGCGCCTAAGACTAGGTATTATGGTTGGAATACTAACAGTGCTACTAAGTACACCATGCTGACTGAGCTAAAGACGGCGGTTGAAGACGGTTTACTTGAGTTATCTGACCCTGATTTGATAAATGAGCTACGGAGTTACTCGCGGGATGATTTAATGGATAGAGATGAGGATGTGCGTTTAACTACGAGACACTTCGACCTACTTATCGCTTGTGCTATAGCGTGGCAGATGCGTAAGTGGTCGGTTATTAATAGGCCTAAGACTAGTGGTTATGTACAGCCAGCTTATCAAAGGGCTGGTTTGGAAGATTAATATGGAAAAGCGCGATAATTACACACGTTGTCAACTATGTGGTGAAGTATTCCATCATGATTCTTGTATACTGGATGAAGTCAAAGGATATCAGTGTCCGAATGGTTGCCAGCCATCATTTGACCAGCCGCCTTATCAATCACCTTTACAAGATGAAAAACTTATAGAATGAATCATGTTCTTTTTATACAAAAAAGATGCTCGAGGTGTGAGAAGTTATTTAATATACCAAATCTAAAAGAAAGTAAAGCTAGAGACTTTGCACTTTTATATACACCATGTAGTCATTGTTATTTTGTTGAGGATATAACTAATCCTAAGTATCAGCTTTCTGGTCGTTGTCTGGATTGTTCAATACCTTTTGCTTTAGTAAATCATAAAGCAAAAGGTAGATGTCATAGGTGTTTAATGAAACATTATCGTACTAATTCCACAAAAACGCAGTAATTTACTAACATGTTTCTATGACATCCGACACTCAAGTTGAAGATTCACTTTTAGAATTTGAATCAAAATATAAAAAGATGGATCGTAAGCAGTTAGCTGATGCGGCGGTACAGATTGCTCGATTACAAATGATGGCTTGTTTTGAGTTTAAAAAGCCTAGACTGCAACAGATTAATAAATTTTATGCGTTGTATGATGGTAAAGTTCCTAAGAAATTGAGACAGCTTTTTAATGTACCAATTCCTGTCTTTGCTGGAATGATCGATACACTTAACGCTCAGTATGATACGGGAGTCTTTTTAGAATTTGCGGAAGGTGATGCAGCTGACTATTTTAAAGTTAATAAAATAAACGGGGCTTGGCGAAATGAAGTAATGAATACGTCAACTACTAGCAAGTGGGACTCTAAACTACGTATGGCTAGAAAGCACGCTATTATGACAGGTAGAGGAATCGCGGAATATAACGTCACTTCTGATCCTAGCTATAAGTCAGAACTAACTAACGTGATGCTGAAAAACTTTAACTTTCAACCTCATGGTGGACTCTATTTAGAAAACCATTTATTTGCTGGTACTGAGGATATTGATAAGACTAGATCAGAGCTTATTGCCGGTGCTCAAGATGGTATTTACGATAAGGAGCAAGTAAAACAGTTAGTTACTTTAGCGGGTAGTAGTGATTTTATGCCAGATTCTAGTCATGATATGGCTGAGAAACTACAACGCTTTAAACCACTTGGACTTAATCCTGAGATTCATAGCTATGTTGGTCAAGAGGTGTATAAGTTGGCGCAACAGATTATAGAACTTGACGGGCAACGATATTACTTACTATTTCATCCCTGGACTAATATTTGGGTACGCTTTGAAAAATGGGTTGATATTTGCTCATCTGACTTAATGCCTTGGGTAACATTTGCTACGCATGAAGATGATGAGAACTTTTTATCTAAAGGTTATGGTGACGACTTATATCCAGCCGCTGACGCTATTGTGGCGATGTTTAACCAAGAGCTAACTAACCGCGAAAAGCGTAACTTTGGAGCTAGGGCTTATGACAAGGATATGTTCCAAGATGTGCGTAAGCTCGATGAAGCGATGCACAGACCTGACGCGCTTGTGCCAGCTGATACTAAGGGCGGTACAAGACAGATCGCCAGTGGTATCTATGAATTTAAAGTCGGGGAGTTGGGTGGTACTGTTAATCTGATTGACTGGATTACGGGTAGTCTTGGTCGTAACACTGGTGCGACTGATCTCGCTATGGGTGGAGTACAAGAAGTATCTAAGAAAGCGTCAGTTACTTTCGCAGAACAAAAATCTGTATCTAAGCGTATTGGTTGGGGAGCGCAACCATTCCAAGATATGATGGGTGACTTAGGACAGCGTTATATCTGGGGATTACGTGACCATATGCCAGCGCGTATGGCTATTCAAGTACTAGGTGAGTCTGGTTGGGATTGGGATGAGATTACTCGCATGGATTTAAATACTAATAAGGATATCAATGTTCTTATTCGCTCTAGTGACCAGAAACAATCAGAGAATGAACTCAAGTCTAAGCGCCGAGCTGAGGCTCTAGGTATGGTAGATCCTAATACTATCAATCCCCAGTGGCGTAACGAGCAGATACTACGTTCTGTTGGTGAGTTTGATGATGATGAGATTGCCCAAGCACAAGATGTAAAGACATACAATGATCGTAAGTCATTATCTAAAGCCAGTGAGTCTATCCAGTTAATTCTTCGTAATCAAGAGCCAGATATTTGGGGTGGTGCGACAGTTGCCTTTATGCAAAAGATTGTGGACTTTGCTGAGGATAAGAAATCTACTTTGAAAGATAAATACCAAAAGCTACATGAGTACGCTATGGCGCATAAGGAAATAGTAAAAGCTAATATTGATCGTAAGGTCGCTGAACAAGCGTTAATGCAGAGCCAACAACCAGCACCAGAGGGAGGTGTACCAGCTGGAGTATCTATGCCAGCAGAGCAAACACCAGCTCAGGATGCTGGATTAAGCGGAGGTATGGCACGCGCCATGAACGTAGCTAGTTCAGCTGTATAACTATGAACTATCAAGATAAAATAGAACAAGCTAAACAATTATTTCTTACTGATGTTGACGAGGAAACTCAGAAAGATAATCTTGAACAGATTAGAGAATGGGAGAAATCACTTAGAACTAATACCGCTTTTTCTAACTGGCAAGAAAGTGATATCAGTAAGCAATTGATTAAGCAATTTAAAATTACTTATAAAAACGCTTCACTCCAGTTGGCTGAGTCTCGTAATTTAACTGATGAACAGCGTAAGACTCTGTGGGCTACAAAAGATGCGTGTTTGATTGTCTTAGATTTACTTGCTAAAGACACAAAAAATGAAATTGAAAATGTACAAAAAGCAATTGACCACGCTCTTAGTTCCACATAACTAGAGTGGTTTTATAATATTTAAATATAATCAATTAATTAATATTATGGCAAGAACAAGAAATACAGAAGCGGACGAGGTAGAAACAGTTGTGGACGAGGTAAGTGAAGAATCTCGTAATTCAGTTACTGTCACTTGGCGAGCTGGTAGTCGAGAATATAGTCGAACTGTACATGGTGAAGACTTTTTGGCACTAGCGCAAGAATTTGCGGATAAGAAGAAAGGAACTCTCGTTTAGTTTGCACAGCACTGAACTTTTTTCAGTGCTGGACAAAAGGTGCGAGCCTTTTCCCGAGTAGTACGGCTTTATTACTACCCTTGTTTATAGGTACAAAGGATAACAAAATCTATTCCCCGGTGATTGTCGGGGTACATAAATAAAAATCACTATGAACCCAGAAGAAAAAGTTGTAATGGATTCTTATACAGATCAAGGTATTGAATTACCACCAGAAGCAACACCTGTACCTGAACCAGAAGGAGACGAGCCAGCTCCGGAACCGGCTACTCCAGAAGAACCAGAGGCAGAGCCAGAAGGAACACCAGACGGTGAACCAGAGGCAATTGAACCTTTACAAAATGAACCAAAAGAACCTAAAAAGCGTTCAATCTATAATGATTTAAAAGATACACGTAATGATTTGAAATCAGAACGTGAAGCTAGAGAGAAAGCAGAAAGGGAACTTACTGAGTTAAGGTCTAAACTGGATGGGAAACCACCAGTAGAATCAAAGGCTGATGACCTTGATGCGTTTGCGGCTGAAATAGGTGCAGACCCTCAAGCGATTAAGAAGATGCATGAGTTATTCCTAAAGAATATGCCAGCATCTACTATCAGTCCTGAATTACAGACTAAACTCGAACAATTTGAAAAATGGCAAGAAACAAACAGTAGTGCTATTGAAGCCCAACAATTTGAAACTGAATTTCAGTCAGCTATACCCCAATTGCAAAAGTTATTCCCCAATGCAAGCAAGGAAGATATTGTCGCAATGAAAAGCGAAATTGATAACCTTGCTCACACTCCCGAATATCATGATAAAGAGATTGATTATATCGCTTTCAGGAATCAAGATAAGTTAGCAACTATTGTTACACCTCGTAAGCGGGGACTTGAGTCGAAAGGCCGAGTTGACGCAACTCATACACCAAGTACGTTTGACCCTAACGCTGATATTACTAAGATGTCACCAAAGGAAGCGGAAGCTTGGGAAAAGGGTTACAACGAGTTGACTAAAAATAGTGAATTAACAAATGATTCTATTGGAAGACGTGTAATGCTATAGGATTCTTTTAGTTCACAATTAATTTAATTATAAAATGGCTGTAAATCCAAACACAATGACGTTCAAGACCGTTTTTACGGCTGAATATCAAATGTCCCACTACAAGGAGCCTGTATACCAGATCCTTGCAGATTCTCGTCTTGAGTCACAATTGACAAAAGGACAAACTATTGCTCGCTCTTATGCTTCAGATGTGTCTGTAAACGACATGGGAGCTGACGGAAGTTACTCAGTACAAGCTATCACTGATACTCAGGAGACACTTGTAGTGAATAAGGAAAAGGAAGCGAGTATCTATGTCAAAGACCTTGACTTGTTACAAGCTCACCTACCAGTTAAGCAGAAATATGGTCGCAAGCTCGCTAATGCTCTTGTAAACCAAATTGACGGAGATGTACTTTTAGCTGCCTACCAAGGTGCTGGTACAACTATTGATGATGGAAGTTTCGCTGGTACAGCTGGTAACGGTTTTGCTGTTACAGCATCTAACGTAGCAACAATGTACGCTACTGCAATGCAAAAGCTTCGTTTGAAGAATGTTGTTTACAACAAGCGTTTTCAAGCTGGTGCTGGTATGAAGATCGAAGTGCCTGAAGGTATGCCGATTGCTATCGTAACCCCAGAAATTATTACAGCGATTGAACTTTATCTAGGTGGAAAAGATTCACTTCTCGGTGACTCAGTATCTCGAAATGGATATGCTGGTTATTTCATGGGATTTGAAAACTTTAGTTCAAACGCACTACCTTGGACTGCCGTGCTTAGTGTAGCTACAAACGCTACTGACACTGACACAGTGGTTATTAACGGCGTGACCCTTACAGCTGATGCTGACGGTGCTGCTGTTGGAGCTGGACACTGGTCTATTCAAGGTTCTGCTGACTTAGGTTGGGCTTCATTTACTGAATTAGTAAATGGTACTGGTACAGCTGGCGTAGATAACTACGTTGATGTATCTGCTGCTGACCGCCGAAAACTAAAGAATATTACTGCTGTGCATGATACTGGAGCTGACACTATTACTTTCACTGGTTCAGGCTGGGGAACTGTAGAAGTATCAGAAACTTTGACTGCGGCTGGTAATATCTTTACTGTAGGTAAAGAGCAAGTACACTGTATCTTTGGTTTGACAAAGTCTGTATCACTTGTGATGCAAAAATACCCAAGTCTAACTGAACGTCCTTCACCAAATGCTCGTATTGGTAACGATTATATTGCTTGGGCTGTGTACGGTATCAAGGTATTCCAAGATCAAGCACCTCAGATTGTACAAGTAGCTGTTGATTCAACATCATTCACTGGTTCTGCAACAACTGTAAATTAATAGAATAATTATAACTATTATGACTGAAATACTTAAAACCATTGGTATCAGTGTAGCAGTAGTGATAGTTGCTCTATTACTTACTAGCAACAACAATGGGGTGGGTGGAACTTACGAGATTACAAAGCAATATTTCAGTGATGGAATTGATGTAACTGGTACAGGGGATATCAAGGTTGACGGATCAACTGTGATTGACGCTTCGGGTAATGTAGATGCTAAGTTAACACCAGCTTCCGTCATTGTGCCAGTTGAAACAATCACTGCTGACGACACTTTAGTCTCTGCTGATTCAGGTAAGGTTATCTACATTGGCACAGCTGGTGTAGACCTAACTTTACCAACTGCCGCCTCGGCTGCTGGAATTACTTATCGAACTGTAGTCTCTGCGAACTTTGCAACGACTAACATGACGATAACTGGACCGGCTGCTGACGCTACTGACGACACGATTTATGGAGCACTTGAAGTCGCTGGTGCAGTTGTAGCTTGTTCTGCAGAAGATACTATTTCTTTTGTAAACACAGCTGAATTGCCCGGAGATTTTATTCAACTTCATTCTGACGGAGTCAAATGGTATATCACTGGACAAGGAACTACTGCTGGCAGTATTACTTGTACAGACGCTGATTAATAACTAGCGTTCTCGCTCTGCTCTCCTTTATGGAGAGTGGCGACGAGAACGGTAACAATAAATAAATTTATGATAAGACCAGAACTAATAAAAGCTATTGATGCAGTAACAGCGACTACGGTATCTGAGCCAATAAATATTGAAAATGCTGAAAAGATTTCACTTATTTTTACGCGCGCGAATCACTCTGCTGGTTCAACTGCCTTTTCTGTAGAAGTATCACTTGATGGTAGTACTTACGTTGCTTTTAATAAGCTTATATCTAATGCTACAAATACCAATGCTCAAACAAAGACACGAGTAGCTTCAGTGTCACTTGCTTCTAATACATCAAGTATAGTAGCAATGGACTTGGAGAATGATATATTTAGGTGGATGCGTATTACTGCGACTGAAACTACTGACGGTACGCATACAGCCAAGGCACTTATTCAACGCCACGCTTAAATAATCTTTTATGTCAGTCATTTTACAACCACAAAGTTCATTTCCGATAGTTCGCCAAATCAGTAATCATTTGGATGCTACGGTGTATTATGTGCGTGCGGTAGTAAGAAACGCTGACGGAGATACAATTGACACTGTAAATTTAACTAGCCAAGGTTCACAGCGGTATCAATCAAGATATCGAGTACCAGTTGATTCAAGTGGTCAAGGGGCTTATATCTCAATTATAACGTCTGTTTATACTGATTCTGGCTATACTACTAAAAGTGATAATTATGGTGATGAAGAGAATACCTACTTAGTCTTTGACAGGGTATCAGGCAGTCGGGGAGGCGGTTCAGGTGGCGGTAACATAGATATTGGTACAATCCGCCGTGTTGTAGCTGAAGAATTAGAAAAAGCCTTACCAGAAGAAGTGGAAGAGGAACCAGAAGAGGTAGAGATTGAAAAGCCTGACACTATTACACCTAAGTTAGATCAACTAACTAAGGATATTGCCAGTTTACAAACTGCGATTGCGAAAATACCAACTGATACTCTTGATTTGTCTGATATTAAACAGGCGATGGAAACCATTTATGGTGCGGTTGAAGATAAAGAAGTCACTCCTGCAACTGATTTAACCCCGACATTAGAAGCTATTGATTCACTAGCTATTGATGTCTTGCAACAAGTTGAAGGTTTGAGACAATTTGTGGCTGGTACTGAAACTGAATTGAAAAAGACTATAGTTGAAACAATTAGTGATAATATGCAGAACACCGAGTTTGTGACTGATTTCCAAGTACGACCTAAGCGAAAACTGCCATCTAATCCACAAGCGGAGCAACCAGCGTATGATATAAGTAAATTAAGCATGTAATATGATTACTACTGGAGCTGAATTAACAACTTTTTTAACCTCACTAAATGCTGAGGCAGGTATTGACGCCACTTTACTTGATGTATTGGTTGATAATGCGCGAACTGTTATTGAGGAAGAACGACCTTGGATGGTATTGCGTAAAACTGATACTAGCAAGACCATAACGACTGCTAACACTTGGCAAACAGCGATTGACTTGTCTACTATCAGTGATTTTTCACGTTTTTACATGAATCAAGATGGGGTAGTCATTAAGTTGTTTGATGGTAATAATCGAGTAGATTACATAACTCTAAAGTCTTTTGACCAACGTCTTGAATATAAAGATGTATCTGGTACGGCTGTCTATAATGCTAACACTAAGCAGTTATATATTAACGGCACTATAGCTTTTGCTGGAACTTTATATATTCCATACATGGCTACTTCTACGGCTATTGATTTAACTAGTGACAGTGCAGTTTGGACTAACTTCCCAGCGAGGTTCTTGCCGGTATTAGGATATTATGCGATAGGTATAAATAAAGGTGCTATTGACTACGATTCCATAAACCGTGAGATGTTACCGGAGAATAGAGCAACATTAAATGCTCTTAAAAATGCAATGGAGAAATGGGATAACGAGATGGCTTTGGCTACAATTCAAAGTAATGACCCTAGCGAATACCCTGGAGGCTATCCAAGACTGGGTGCGGTAAATAGATACGAATAATTATGGATTATACCATCTCAAATTTTTACGGAATCAATACGGCAATACGTGACAAGAAGGCTCTTAAAGCTGGTTATTCGCCAGATTCACTTAACTGGTTGACTAGTGTTTCCAACGACAGCATCGAACTGCGCCGAGGTTACGCTCGTCTTGGTTTAACAGAAGTAACTGGTAATGGTGAAGTAACTGGTATTGGAGTAGCTACTGGTTATGATGGTAATAATCAATTGTGGTTTTCTTATGATCGTAAAGTTAAATATTACGATGCGGTTTTAGATGATGTTGTTGAAATAGGGACTGATTTATTAGCAGAAGATGCTGACGGTGAGGATGTTTGGTTTCAGCCTTATTCTGGTCTTGGTGGAGCGTATATGTTCTTTGGTTCGCCTAATTCTAGTGTTTATAAGGTTCCGGTAGCTAATCCAGAGAGTGCAGTAGATCAATTGACTAATAACTATCGCTGGGGTGTCTTCCATGTAGGACAAAACCGAGTGTTCGCTGGTCAACGTAATGGAACTGTGTCTGGTAATAATGATAAGACTGGCTTGTATTTATCTTATATTGATAAAGACCAACTATCTGACTTCACACAAGTGACTGGGGAAGCTATTGCTAGTTTTCCCCATACTTTAGTAGCTAGAACTGGAGTAAGGACCGTTGCTTATGTTTCTGTAACTGACACTGTAGAGACTTTTAAAGATGATCGTAACGGTAATTTAGTGGGAAGCGCTGGCGGTACTGGTACAGTTAATTATGCTACTGGTGAAATAGATTTAACTTGGGGCGCTGGTTCAGCGGGTGGGGCTATCACTTGTGATTATTACTATGAGACGGCTACAACCGCCGGTGTTTTAGACTTTACTGGTTCTGGGGTTGGTCAAGGTAAGTCGTTTCGTCAAGATGATGGTGGCGGTAACTTAATGGCGATTTTTAATATTAATACTACCCAATACTGCTTTCACCAGAATCGGACATGGCAGTTTCAATCATCTCTTGATGATACTGAAAGCACTAACTTGCCGTATCGTAATGTGGGTATTCCCTACCCAAGAGCAGCGTGGCAGACACCAGATGGTATTATTTTAGCTGACGTATCACGCGCGAATGAACCTAAGTATAGACGGATGGCAGTATTGCAAGGTACTGATATCCAAACTATTGAGCCTAAATCTATCTCCGATGCTCTTGACCTAACGCCATATGTACAC